AAAATTCAAAAAAAAAAAAAAAAACAAGGGGGTAGCCAATATTGGCTACCCTACTCTTTTATTTATTTTTTGTAATAGTATGAATTTTCAGCGATATATTATAATAGTGAATAAGAGTATATTTCATTTATATATTAATTTAAAAGGAGAAATAAAAATGAAAAACACAGTATTGAAAAACGGTATGGTAATTTCTATGGTTTCCACAAATAAGGAAGCAAAAGTAATCAAACAAGTTGAAGATCGTAAAGATCGTCGTGGCATTGAATTATTTGTATTATCCAATATCATTATGGATTATTTCAACCATTCAATCAACGAAGAATATCTTTATAGCCATTCAGATGAAGATATGGATGGTACTTTGAGAAAGAAAGTTCAAGGTGAATGTTTATCTCAGGATGTTTTTATGTACAAAAATATACCACATGATATTGTATTAATTGCTAATTCTATATTAGATGGTAAAATCAGAAAAGCTGTTATGTTGATTAAAAAATCTGGTCTACGTATCAATCTTTCTGATCTATTAGATAATAAATTGGTTACTCGATTTAATGATTGGGATATCAATATTAGTATGCTCAATGAGCGTTATGCTTATTAATTAAAGGAAAGAAAGTGAGGTAGCCAATATTGGCTACCTCATATCCTTCTTTTATTTTTTCTTTACTATGAAGTGAAACCCGTGGCAAGAGAGTCTCACTTATATGTTAGATTGTAATAATAAGTGGTTGATTTCTGTTAGCAGCAGATACATAGTTATCTTCAAGCTTTTGAACGATATCATCACGCTTATTAGCCCAGTCTTGTAAAGTATCCAATGGTAATTCTGTAGTAGCATAAGAAGTACTTACGTTAGTAAAGTATTTCAAGTTGTTATAAACAAATGTAGCTACATCAGAAGTTGCTAGGTTTTCAAATATTTCCATCTTAGATGGTTCTATAGTCATTAGGTTCTTAGAATGTTTGACGTATAGATTGATTGGAATAGACTTAAGAGTTTCTAATTGGTTATTAGATAACTGAGAAGCTAATCTAATTTTATTAGGAGCTTCAAATTCTGGATATATACCAGCTTTATAAATACTAGCATGGTTAGTAAGCATTTGGTTCATCATAATATCTTCTACGTTCATTTGCGTAGTAAACATATCGAATGTACTAAAGAACCCAGTACCGAACCCAAAGGAAGGATACATAGTGCTTAATAATCTCCAGTCGATGTCCCCACAGCCAATAATCTTTACAGATGAGCACGTTGCTTCATCGATAAGATAGTAAGGACCTTTGCGTCTATCACCAGTTAGATAATATGTCATCTTATATGGGAAGTAACGACTGAATGTATCCAATGTTTCATTAGCAATTATTTCTTCCATCCATACATCTTTACCCATCTCATCAGGTAGATTAAGTACACGAGTACCTAAACGACGTTCTATTTTATTCAATAGATTTGTAGTAGCATTCATCATTGGCATATCTTTATCACCTCAATTCTATGTGGTAAATAAAATATATAGAGTACCCAATATTGGGTACTCTAATTATATATTTTCTAGAAACGATCACAGAACTTATCGATCTTAGCACCAACATAATCTTCAATAGGTACAACGATAACATTGTAGTTTTCATCTACCAATTGAAGGTTATTACCCTTACGAGTAATATTAGTGAACTCTTGATCAAAAGCTTCACACATAGCGTTTAAGTTATAAGATTCTTTCATAATAACTTTACGCACATCGTCGTTAATGATAGGTGAGACAGCAGATTCAACCATTAAGCTGTTACCAGACTCAACAATTTTACGTTGCATGTCTTCATTCATATTAGTCAATTTAAGATCATCCATGAATGCAGATTCAGTTACAATGTGATCTGTATAAGCATCTGGATAAGATGGGAAGTATACACGGTCATAACAAATAATACGCAAGTTAGTAACTTGATTACGACCACCATTGTTTTTAATGGAACCGATAGATCTTAAAGAGAAGGATGGTAATTGACCATCTTTCAAGTCTTCGTTAAAGCTACGACCTAGTTCATTATTAGTACCACGGAAATGAGCTTTTACTAAAGGTCCTTCCATCCAGAGTTTAGTAAACCATACTTGTTCTAAAGTACCATCTACTTTTTGTTGACGAGATAGATTCAAATCTAATGGATGACCAGCTTCGCCTTTGAAGTTACCAGTAGTAACCAATTCACGAATACGATCACTATAGATTTCACCATGCAAGTCTTCAGTAGAATAGAAACGGCGGTTACGGTTTTCTTTCTCACCAACTTGAAGAACACCTTCAGCAGTAACAAAACCGTTTCTTCCTACATTTACAGTTTCACAAGAAACAACTTTTTCTGCAGCTTCATTAATGACAAACACTACAGGTTTTTTCATTATCTAGCCTCTGAAATAATTATTTACGAGTAAATTTCTTTTTAGATTCATCGATAACTTTAACAGAGTTTTCTTCTTTAGGCTCTTCTACTAGATCTTTAACTTCAGTAACAACTGGAGTTTCTTTTGGAGCTGTTTCTTTTTTGCTTTCTACAATCTTTTGGATAGTAGATTTAGATTCAGCTTCTACTGCAGAGTTATCTCCATTAGGACCTACAGAGTAGATTTTGAACTTAGGAAGTTCTTCTTTATCATCGTCATCGAGAATAGAAACATCGTCATCCCCATCAAGGTCTTTATCATAGTTATCAAAGCCCAATTGGACTACTGTACCATCATCAAGAACTTCTCGAACTAGGATGCGTTGTTGTAAGCATTTGCGGATAGTATCAGTATCTAATTCAATACCATTAGCTGGTCCGCTGAAATTAATACCATCAATATATGCAGGTTGAGCTGCATATACATTTACTGTTTTAATCATAGTATAATCCTCCTAAAGAAATATTACTATTTACCGATTTCCATATCTTCGATAGAAGGATCTAAGTCATAGTCCCAGAAGGAATCTTTGAAGATATTATCAGGAACAGTGTCTTCTTTTTTGAAGCTGTCGTCAAAGTTCTTTTCATCAGCACCTACTTGAGGACCTTTGTAACCGAATTCAACGTCATCAGCATTGATACCAGCACCATCAAAAGTATTCATAGTATCAACTTTATTTAAGTCCATTTCTTGACAAACTTCTTGAGCTTGTTCAACGAAATTCAATTTCATGGATTCGTCCATCTTGAAAACTCCTTTATCATCATCGTCATCTTCATGATCGTCATCATCAGAATCATCATCATCATCGTCAGAGTCTTCATGATCATCGTCATCGTCGTGATCTTCATCATCACGGTCATCTTCATGATCATCATCGTCATCATCAGAATCGATAGTGATACGTTCTTCTAATTCATCATCAGAATCATCGTCATCATGGTAAGCTTTACGATCTCCTTCAAATGTAGGAGCATCATCAACTTCCATATCAATAGCATTGTCGTCACGATCTACAAGATCTTCATCTTCCTCTTGTTTAGGAGTACCAGGAACAGGAGGTTTTTGATTAGCTTCACCAGCTTGAGCTTTATCTGTTTGACCTGCTTGTGGTGTAGATTTAACTTCTTTACCAGTTTGAGTTGGTTGAGGAGTAGCTTCTTCATCCATACCGAAGATAGCATCGATATCTTCTTCAGTTTCATTGAAGTTAATACCAGTATCGAAAGTCAAAGCAGCATTAGCCAAGTCTAATTCAGATTCTTCAGATTCGAAGAAGTATTTACGAGGTTCGATGTACCAGCTCATAATACTATGAACTTTACGTTTAGCAACCATAGTTTTAAAATCTTTAATATGAGAATGATAAATACGACATCCGAATTTTAAAGCATCGTCTTTTAATTTATCACCAACGTAATCAAATAATACTTTAAAATCTTCGAGATCTTTATCTCTCATATAGATACCAGCACCAGGTTGGTAACCTAAACCGTAACCTTTGCTTCGGTCGCCTACTTTACGATTTTGAACAAATTCTTTAAAATGGAATTCGCATAGTTTTACAGATTTGCCATCTTTAATGAATCTACGTTCATCTTCTTTAGTAAGTTTAGGTACAACTTCGCCTTTTTCTTTCTTAAATACAGTGCGTACTGCATCGATCACTTTTTTACTTAAGATATTAAGAGCTTTAGCACGGGATTTTTCATCGGCTGGTTTCTTAATACCAAGCTTTTCAGCGATAGATTCATTGAAGGATTCATCATCACCAGCAATACATACTAGTTCTTCTTCATTGAAAGAATCTTGGTCTTCGTCGAAATCGATATCCAATGCTTCCATTACAGGAATACCATTAAGGATAGCTTCTACTTCTTCACGAGCAAGAATACCATCTCTAATTGCATCGTCAGCATATTCTTCGATTTCTTTATCAGCTTTTTCAGCTTCTTCATCAACTTCGTCGGAAATAGAAATTTTTCCAGAAGCGATGTCATCTACATCGTTGTCAGTAATCAAACCAGCACCGATAGCAGTATTTACAATTTCGTTAATTTCATCATCATTAGCGATATCTACAGGATCAACTACGTCTAAAGAAGCAGCTGCTTCTACTACGGAGTCGAATTCCAATTCTTGATCAATAATATGATCAATAGTAGGTTCTACACTTTCGATGATGGATTCAATATCATCAGAAATTCGCATATATCGAATACCTCCTTTAAATTATAAGGATGTCCAGAATGGTAGAAAAGTATTGGTACTATAAGCACCAATACTATCTCCAATCTATTTGTTTACTGTTTTGGAATGCCAGAATCTTCTTTTAATGGTTTCTTTAATTTCTTTTTATCAGTATCTTTAGGGTCTTCTTCTTCGACAGGTTGTTCTTTATTGTCTTTTAAAGCGGAGAGATCACCAGAGGCAATATCTCTACCAGTCTTCACAATATTAGAACCTTTTTCAATAACATCTGGAATACCATCTCCATCTAAGTCGATGAATAAACCAGCAATGAATGTTACTGCAGCGATAGCAGAAGAGCCAATACAAATAGCAATGAAATTAGAGAGTGCAGATAAATCTGGAGTTCCATGTTTCAAAGAAATATACCACCAAGCTCCATACCAAGTAAGGATCAATACTAATAGTAAACCGATATAGAAGCAAGATATAAGAATAAGAGGTTTCTTAAGATTCTTAATCTTTTCTAAAATACCGGGTAAACCATTCTTAAAGAACCCATTAAACTTTTCTAGCATGTGAAATATCTCCTAGAATAAAATTAAAGCATACGGTAAGCACCGGATGCAAGAGCAAAAGCTACACCACCAAGTTTATTTGCTGGGTTAGCAGCTGCTTCAGCTTTAGCTGCTTCTTTAGTAGTTTCTTCTACTTTAGCTTTAGCTTCTACCAATGCTTTAGCGGCTTTAGCTTTGTCTTCTTCAGATGCATGTTCATCTTTAGCAAGTTCTTCCACTTTAGCCTGAGCTTTTTCCAAGTCAGTTTTAGCAGTTTCTACTTTAGCTTTAGCATCTTCAGCTTTTGCTTTTAATGTAGCTTCATCAGCAGAAGGTTTCTTTTCTTCATGAGTTTCTTCATGTTTGCCTTCTTCAGCATGGGCTGCATGATCTTCGAGATGATCACCAGTAGGACCTGGAGTTTCAGTATGTGTTTCTGTTGTACCATGTCCTTCTTCACTACCAGGTGTTGGAGAAACAGGTTTAGTTTCAGTACCACCTGTAGAAGGAGCAGGCTTATGACCTTCATCTTCTTTAGGTTGTGGTTGTGTTTCAGTACTACCAGTAGTAGGACTTTCAACTGCACCAGAACCAGGTACTACTGGACTTGGTGTTACTTCACCATCTTCATGAGTACCTTCAGCAGCTTTTAGTTTTTCTTTCAAGTCATCAACTTTAGCTTTAGCTTTAGTTAATTCATCAATAGCTTTAGCTTTGTCTTCTTCAGATGCAGATTCACCAAGAGCTCCAAGTTTAGTATTAGCATCAACTAATGCTTTTTCAGCTTCTTTTAATTCTTCTTTTAGTTTTTCTTTTGCTCTATCCAAGATAGGATTAGTTTCTTCACTAGAATGAAGAACTGTAGTTTCTGTAGGCATTGTTTACCTCCATTTAAAATTACAATAATTTAGAATATTCTCTGTGTAGACCACTAGGGAATAATTCATCCATGATTTCAGAAGAGCCTGGAGTTTCCATCAATACATCAAGAGGAGAGTAACTTACAGATTCTGCAGCCTCTTGGATAGTATCACAGTTATCCATCTCATCTAGAGAATCTTCTAAAATAGCAGAAAGAATATCTTTCATTTTAAAGGTTCCCCTTTCATTAAATAATTATTCAAATGTTTTCCTAGTTCTTCTAGTTTCCAAATACATTAACGCCCTTAGTAGCAGCACCGACAACATTATTGATGCGGTTCTTAGCTACAGTAGCAGAATTTTGGACAGTATTTGCACGCAAAGAAGTAGTACCATTTGCATTCGAAGAACCATTAACTGCCGCTGCTTCAGCTTCTTGAGCAGAAATCATAGCGGCCAAATTACTTAAAGTGTATCTAACTATATAGATTAAAATAGGGATAGTGTAATATAGCTCTTTACAAGGATTGAAGCAAATATACCGTATAGATTCTATCATCTCTGGAGTAATAATCCCACCATTAAGATAAGTATAAATGAGTTTATAGTAAGCATTCTCTTTATCAAGATTATTGATAATCTTCATACAATCACATTCACACTTATTAGGATCTTTATTGCCTTCCAATGGATTCATACCAGGGATAAGATTCATTAAATCTGTATCAAAGTAATCTAATGGTTCTAAGTAAGGACCACCCATATAGTAACCATCATCATCACGTACAGTTACTTGGTAATATGGTTCAATACGTTGCGATAATAAAGACATAGGATCTTGTACTAATATACCATAAGCTTTAGTGAAACAAAGTTTAGCTTTAGTATCTTCAAACTTACGGAATATTGTATGCTCATAGTCCATATTCATATAAAGAGGCTCTACTGCTGGTTGTTGTACGTTGATATATCGATACCCATTGTAATTTAGCAATTTATTTCGAATTGCAAAATTTATCAAGTACGGATCGTAGAAAAACGTACCATACATACCATATTTAAACACAAATGTTTGAGTAGATTCTTGGAAGAACATCTCGTAATAGAACTTTTGTAGCATACCTATAAGCTCAGAATATTGATTGGATAGATTATACAAAGTAGAATCCACTACAACATTCGGATTCATACCAGTAGCATCATCAATACCACCAGAAGAACCAGTAGCACCAAGACCTACAGCATCTGCATTATACATATATTCTCGAATAACTTGAGGCATAATATTATCGCCAACAGTTTCGAGTTTATATTCAATTTTGTAGTAATTATTACCGTTTGGTAATGTATCTATATTTACCTTTACCACTCTGAACCACAATGTTTTCTTAGTCATTAAGTGGTCGATGGTAAAGAACGATTCTTGATAAGGAATAAAAGTATTCGGAGGGAGAACAGCTTCACCTTCAATAGGATCAGCCTCTGTTCCGAATTCACCAACATCGATATTTAATTCGATTTTACCCATACCATATAGAACAACACCATTGATTTTATCAAATCTTAAGCCAGAGGCATCACCAATCGTATTATATGTATTTTCCAACCGTTCATCTAATGTAGTAAACTGTTTGTTTATATTATAGAACGTAACAGTTGTCATAGACTGATCAGTAAAGAAAGTATAAGGATTATCGGTAACCCTATTAATCATAGAATTAGTAGTGTTACCGATAATAGATTGGCGTAGAGATGTATTGGTATTATTCCGAATTACGTTGTTAGTTACCAAACTACTAGTAGAAGTATTCTTGAATTCGCCCATTTATCTCTCCTCCAAATAAAAATTAAAGACGAGCTAATGCATCATTACATTCGCTTTGGAAGCGGTTTAATAATGCTTGGCGAGATGGACCAGAATTCCATTCATAAGAACTACATACGTCTAAGTAAATAGCACGGATCATACGTTCATCAAAAGATTCTGCATCTACATAAGACAAGTAAGGATAACCTACAGCTTGTACAGCATCTTCGAACATTTCAACGATCAAACCAGGACCATATTGTACAGCACGAGACCAAACAACGTCCTTCATAACTTCGGAGTGGTTTTCGATATGGAAACCATTAGCAGCAAGATCTTCTACAGCTGGATCGTAGTGGGAATATTTGATAAAGTCATGTTGAGATTTAGCAAAGTCATCCAAGTTACCATTTGCAGGATCAGCTAACCAAGACCAAGCACCATCGAATCCAGCAGAACCGATTTCATATTGATCTAAGTTATCAGCAAACCAATAACCTTCTTTACGAAGCCAATTGATATATCGTTGAACTGTACCAGGATTGGAAGCTAATTGATAAGCACCATAACTTTTCCCGCCATAGTCATCTTCACCACTGGAAATAGCACCCCAGTCGCCGTTACTTTCGTATACAGAGGATAATTCACCTAGCATATATTTTTCACATCCTTTCGTGAGTAATACAATAAGAATTCAACCTATAATAAGGTTTATTGATATGTTTTTAAAACAGCTTTCTGCTTGGCTGGAGAATCAAACATAATTATAATGTTAGAGGTATAGATAATGCTCCTAATTTTATATCTTTAACATTGTTTGCTGTTGTTTTCACATAGAAAATCCTACCTAAGAAAAACGGACTAAACCCCCCCCCCCCCATTTGGGAGGGGGAGGGGGGCGGGAAACACAATTTATCCATCT